TAACTTGTAATTTTTCGAGTTTAACTCTAATTGAATTCCAGTCAGTGTATCTATCAAATTCTACGTCCTTGAAGTTAATTCCCCATCTCTTACCAGGAAGTAGCATAGCCTTTATCTTTTGGTCTACATCAAACCAGTATTGTGGTGTAGGAAAAGATAAAGCTGCCGTAGATTTGCGCGTTCCGGGTTCACCCTTAAACATTCCAAAAAATGTATCAGGTGTTACAACGTCTAATGTTGGCATTAGTTAATTCCTGTGGAATTTTCTTTTCAAATTAACAATTCGTTTATATTCCAACATAGCTCTCTTATACAAACGCCATCTTATTCTTTTAGTATTTCCATAACCATGAGGAACTTTAATGAAGGACATTAGGTGGTCCTGCTAAGAATGTTACTGCTGCTTGTTTAGCTAATAAAAGATTATTTGTTTCATAGTTACAATCTTTGCAAATAAGAATCATTTGTCCATCTTCAATTAGACACCAGAAATGTTTATGTAAGCAAACAACTGATTCTAAGTTAACAGTTACTTTATTCATTGGTTTATTTCCTTTGCATAAGTATCTGTGTTTTTCCTACATATTTCTAAAACAGTTACACAATCAATACTAGTAAAGCCCTGTCCTGCTAGTATTTTTATTGCATCTATTAAATCAATCTGAAGCTGAAATAAAGAACTACGAGCAGCTCCCTCAAGTTTCGTTAGTTTCTCCCATTCATTTGTCATATTTTACCTACTAACTCGGCTAGTTTATCTATTATTGTTTGATTAGATGACTGTTTGCAGTTTATGCAACGTGGTCGGGTTAATTTCATGTTTTCTTTATCAAGAAAGAATACATTTCCGCATCGATAACAAAGTGATTCACGTCCAATTGCTAATTCTTCTCGAACATGATGGGTACATCCGGGTATTGAGCACTTGTACTCAATACGTTGATTCCTACCTATCTTTATCCGAACGTACCTGTGAATGTGCTTAGTCATTAGTCGTTATTGATATCCCATGCCTTGCCTACTTCAAAGTTAACTTTTAGTACTTCGTCGCGCATATTTCTATCTGATTCACAAACCTCTCTAAAATTACAGTATCCATATTTGTTTTCGCAGTGTGTATAATTAGGTGGAAAATAGTTTGCTTCATTATACGCAACTAACATGCGCGCGTAATGTGGAACTGTTTCGTTAACCCATTCGGCTAATCTATCAGCGGAATAACTAACTAATACACGTTGAAATTTTTCATGTGGTTCCAAAGTAGTTTGGAATCCAATTTTATTTATGCACACGTTGCGTGCTTTAAGAAGGATGCACTGTCCTATGAATTGGTTATTAAGTGACAGTACATCCCTTCTTTGTTTGCTCGTTTTATGGTCAACGGATATAAATCCTTGATTAGTATCTGCTATGAGGTCAAACTTAGCTTTCCAAAAAACGCGCAACTCACTATCTTCATAAACAATCTCGCCGCGCACTTCTTCTACTGCAATAGGAGTCCAACTATCGTTCTTATGAAACTCAAAATATTTTTCCATCGTAATCAGAACGTGTTTCCATCCAGTTCTATTTCTATCATTATCTTCTGGTGTATTAACTAAACCATTTATGTATTCCTTACCAGCTATGAACCCTTGTGATATGGATTCATCTCTATTTTTCCCAGTGATTAAGGTTTTGTAATATGTTTCTAGAATTGTGTGAACTAATGAGCCACACTCTAAACTATTAGACTTACCACCGATTTGATTTAAATTTCTATTGAAACGAAAATCGGCTAGTCTAGGGCAGGATTGTAGAGTAGACAAGAGTTGAGAATCCATTGATATGTTAGTCATTTTAATAAGTCTTCTATGTCTATTTCACTAACAGTTTCTAAATCTATTTGCGCGAGTTCTTTTTCTAAACGCGCGCGACATTCATCACACATATTTCTATCTTCATCATTACTTATAGTTGGGCATACCCAATTCTGTAAATCACAGAGGTATTGTGCCCCACAGTATTTACAGCCGTGAAATTTCTGATAACACATTATATTTCATCTTTCCCAGGAATTAAACATATAAATTTACCATATTCTACTATTTCAATTATGGGTACAGATTTGCCCATGTTGTATTGAATTCCATCCCCATCATCTACAAAATTATCAACAGTAACCACAACCTCTGCTTCAGTCTTACCTATGGCTTTCAAGAGTTCTATTAGTTGGTTAATTGTCATTTTTGTTAACCTTCAATATATGTGTAATCGTTCAAGGGAAATTCCTCGAAGGGAATATCACTCAGTATATATTCTGTAATATTTTCCTCATGAATATATCTAACTGCACGATGTAGTGTGGAAAACGAAAAAATATCACAGTCATTATGAGCTACTTTTAGATAAACCATTTTAGTTACTCCCACCAATCATATCCAGCATTGAATAATTCAATTATTCCAATAAATATCATAACCAACGAAATAAATATGGCTATCATAGATATTAGAAAAGTTATCATTTCTACTTCTTTACTGAAAAACTTTTGGAGCAAACCACGCATAAACAGTATAATTCCAAAACTGTTTGCCAGATAATCTCTATGAGAGATTTATCTTCGTTCTTACAAAATGGGCAAATTAGTTTATTCACTTGGAATTGATTCTCCAAATTGAAAAGGAATTGTTTTTACATTTAGATGGGAAGCTGTTTTCTCTACTAGGGAATTAAAACTTTCTAGAAAGTTTTTGTCACAATGATTTTTTAAGGTAAACAGGGCTATTATTTTTATTTTTTCTGCCCTATATCCTAAATCATGTTTTACTACTTTACCAAACGATTTAGTAATTCCAACGACAATGTAATAATAACTATAATAATTATCATAATAATAATTATTATAGTTATAGTTATAACTATAATAACTATTATAGTTATTATAGTTATTATAATTACAACTATAAAAACCTAAATCTCCTTCTAAATCTGGAATAGGACCAGAAACTTTGTTAGAGGCATACACAAAATTTTGGTAAAGAGAAGTAAGCAATCCTCCTCTTTTTAATTTCCAGAAGCGATTACCCAGTAAGGCTTCGTCTTCAGAAATATCAATTAAAACTGAATCTTTATGGGAAAATTCGCACATTTTATTTACTCCTTATTTGAGAAATATTTCATAATCTTCCCAATCAAGTGATATATAGCCCTTGTCTACTGCATTTTCAAATACTTCATTTGTTATCTGTCGAGCTATTTTGCTTGCTTTTTTCTTTTTCTTTATCTTCTTAAACTTCTTAATTGGTTTATTCATTTTTGACTCGCAATAGCAGCAGCTAATTCTTTAATTATAGATTTTTCATTCCATCCTGTTAATGAACCTTTATTCATTGTGTTGTGAAACTCTATACGCTTCCCTTCTACAATTCCATCAAGTATTGTATCTACGGTGCTATCGCCTAATACATAGATAGAATTAACCTGCTCTGCTGTTTGGCCTATGCGAATGAAACGACCTTCTGCTTGTTCTTCATTAGCAGGATTCCATTGTCTTTCATGCAATACACAATCGGAGCATGTTTGTAAGTTCAATCCTTCTCCTGAAGCTAATGTGGAAGCGATAAGTAATCTGTAGTTAGGACTATTAAACTTCTCTTGAACAGAAAATCGTTCGTCGGGCGATAAATCAGCGGTAAGAACCAAAGGTTCCTGTAAATTGTTTTCTTTACAGTAATTCCTCATTTGTTCGCTGATTAGTTCCCCACATTTCTTGTGATGAACAAAGCAAGCAATTTTTCTGTCTGTATCTTCTAGAAATTCCTGGAGATATTCTACTGTTGTAGGAACTTTAGCTATTCCTACAATTTGGCGCATGATTATTAGAGATTGCATGATTGATGCATTTGTTTTGAAACTATCTTCTTCTCCCGAGAGAACTGCATCATTCCATATAGCTTTAATTTTATCACGCTCCTCGTTATATACTTTGCGCGCGTGGTCGGGTACTTCACAGTACAAACGTGTTCTATTAACTAATGGTAACTCTGGCATTACTTCCTTACGCTCGCGCCGAATAGCTATATGCTTTATCTGTTCGCGGAACTTTTCTGGATTTTTAATTCCACCTTCACAATATTTATTGCCATTCCAATAATTAGAAACATAGCGGTATTGAAAATCTTTGTAAGACCAAAACATCTTCGGGTCTAACATGTTTAGAACTACAAAGAATTCCGAACCGCGATTTTTCCAAGGTGTTCCTGATAGTGGGATAATCTTCGTAATCTCGCGTACTACTTTTCTTACTGCTTGCGTTCTATTACTGTCTGGATTTTTGATAGCTTGACATTCATCTAGAACTACTGTTTGTATTCCTGCATCTACAAACATTTGTAAATCTAATCTACGGAATAAATCATAACTAATTAGATAGCCTTTCATTCCTGGAATAAGAAAATCACTACCTTTCTGAAGAATTTGTGGAAAGTATTCGTTGCCTAACACGCGAATAATTTCTTTTGCGTGCTGATATTTTATTCCTGCTTTTGTTACCCACAAATAGGGGAAGCATTCGGGGTTATACTTTAGATAAGCAAGGGCTTGAATGGTTTTGCCTAAACCCATTTCATCGAAAATAGCGAGACGACCGTTCGCTTTTTCGAGAGAACGCGCGCCTTCTATCTGATATTTATATAGACGCTTCGCATTACAATTTCTACAAATAGTCTTATCCCAATTATGAATACATGTTTTGTTACCGTCAAATACTAAATCTTCAAACCGCGATTTAGAATCTGACCGCCTGAGAATAACGTGTAGACATTCTAGAGTTATTACTACAAATCCTGGAACTTCTACACGTTCTTTTTCTTTCGCTACTTTGCCACAGATTTCGCATTTATCTTGCAGACGTGTTACGGTGTATTTAGGTGTGCGAATTATTTGTTCTTCAAAATCTACTTTGAGTTCCGCGCCGGAGCGTATTGCATCAACGGCGTCATCAGATAATGTGTAGTTCGCGCAAGGCATTGTGTTATCGCAACCTAATTCGCGCGCCTTATCTGCCCATACACTATCGTGCTTATGGTGTGGAGTTAACGCATGAGCTACTTCATGTAGAATTGTATTACGTACTTCTGGTGTAGGATGAATATCT